CAGATGACAGGTTTCTACGGCTCCAAGAACATATCAGACTTCACCTTCTTTAAAGCCCCGAATTACTTTTACATTGAAAGTAAAAGCACATATGAAGATAGATTTAACTTCAGCATGATAACAGAGTATCAGCATGATGAGATGCTGAAAAAGTCCAAGATAGATAATGTCTACGGCTTAGTTATTGTGTTGTTCGCATCATACAAGAGGGCGTTCATCATTAATATAAAAGACATCGAGTGGTTAGAGATCGTAAAGAATAAACATTCACTGAATATCAAGAAAGTTGATAATTGGGGAATACCATATGTGGAAATACAGACTATCCCGAGCCGAAAGGAGCTTCTTGATTATACAGGTGATTGGAATGTGGAGGGAATTATGTGAAAAGATATATAAGAAGTAGTAATTACGATTATTATGAGTTTCTTGATGACAAGAAGCGTTATGGCTTTCTGAGAGCGGTTGCACAGAAAGCTACAGAGTATGGGTTGAAAGCTGATTATCTTGATGAGTTCGGCTTTAGAAATCCTATGAATATAGGTGGCGAAAATCAGCCTTGGGGCAATAATGTAGCCATACTGCTTGATGGTGCTGAAATAGCTGATTATACAGTATCGGGTTATAAAGACTATATTCAGATATATGGCGATAAGCCCCGAAAGTTTAAGTCGTTTGACTCAGCTCTGAAGTATATGGATAAAGAGCTGAGAAGTCTCGTCTGAATACATAGAGAGGTGATTTTATGAAAAGATATATTAGGTCTACAGAGTTAGGCTGGGAGGATTACGCAGACTTCATTGATGGCTATGATGATATGCCTGACAGAGATAGTATACCTGAGTATTCAAATGAAGTAGTTCCAGGTATGTATTGGTGCAACGATGAGTTCACATTTACTGTAACCGACGTAAACGGAAGCAGAGCTACAGTCGAGGAAACTTGGATTTCATATGACACAGGTAAGGATATGAAGAAAGTGCATAAGTACAGAATCGGTAGCGATGATGGCTCTGAGTATGTATATGATCCCAAAGATCCTGAATGGAGATTTTATGCAAGTAGTGCATTCGGCGTGGCAGATAAGTATTGAGGTGTTCATATGAAGCGGTACATCAAATGCTCATATCAATATGATGTAGATCAAATTGTATATCATGGCGGTAGATACAACATCCCTGCTTCAGAATTTGACACTAAACTCATACCTTGCTTCTTCTCCGCTCACAAAGAGTATGCGGAAAGCTATGGTCCGATTGTGAACGCATATCGCCTAAAAATGAACCATCCTTTTGTATTAGATAGTCAAGTAACGGTGAACATCTATAACTATGAGTTTATCCCATACGCTGATAAGAAAGGATGGTCTGACACATGGGCTGATGATCTTCGTAGGGTATCTGTTGGGGATAAAATAAGCTTTGTTGTAGCTGACTATTTATACCCGTTTTTGCGTAAAATGAAACGCAAGGGTATATATAATTACGATGGGATAATATGCTCAGAGAATAATTCTTATTATGATGAATCCTACATACCATTTGATAATTCTCAGATTGAGGATATTAGTTTGTAATTTGAGGTGATTTCGTGAAAAGGTATCTTCGTAGGGACATTACAGCTTCCTTGCAACGGTTAGATGGTGGAGGAGTATTGCTGACCGATTATGTAGGGGATGTAGTCAATTTACTTGTGAATAAGCCTAAGCCGTATAGACTGTGTTATCTTGAATTTGATGATGTATGGCTGATAGCAGATGCTATGACATATCTACACGAAGAAATGATTGAAGTAGCAGCTAACGAAGGGTGGTTGCCTAAGACCGTAGACTTCATGAATAAGTATCATGAGACTGTATCCGACATAGATGCAAATAGGTCTGTAAATCTTATATTCCTGACGGATGAAGCTCTTGAGCGATTTGGAAGCTATACAGACCCATACGCTACAACTGAGTTTGGATACGAATTTCCGATTACCACAGGTTCGGTATTCACAAAGTCTAATCTGTCAAGTAATTTCTTAGCCAGGTCTGTACCTGATTTCTATAACAAACTCAAGAAGTATTCTATACCAATAAATAGAATTTTTGACGATGTTGCACCTTGGCAGTAAATAAGGAGCGATTTTATGAAGAGATATATAAAATCAGATGTAACAGGTAAGATAGCGGAAACAGGCGAGAAATGCATCATGAGACCGAATGGGTTTTGGGTACAAGGCGGTAGGCGTATAACCAGCTATGAGCGAGTGGATAAGGATATAGAGTATAACGATAGAGGTAAACCCGTGCGCCGTCAATATTCCATGGATAGGCATCGTCGTTTTTGGATGGAAACTGAAGATGCTATAAAGGAGTGGGAATTGCCATGAAACGTTACATTAATTGTGCTGAGAGACAGCGACGTAAATACACATTGAATAGTGGTAAGGTAATATACTCATATCTGACACCAAAGCAACTAAACGAACGCTATATTCGATTGGATGATCTCCGTATCTTAGTGGAGGATTTTGAGGGTGAACCTTATGAGCCTATATATAAGAAAGCGGTTCGGGCATTAAACGCAAACCCGTTCACAGGAATAATTCATCTTTCATTTGCAGAACGTGATGCTTTGGGCTATTTATTGGAACGTGACACACTAAGCTCGGCTGATATAGCAGTGCTTAATTACTATCTGAAATTAAAGGGGTGATGACGATGAAGCGTTACATTCGAGCGGCACTTACCCCACAAGAATACAACGATAAACAGACCGAGGTAGGTTCTACTCTAAAGACATACAAGGGTTCACCGATAAAGCGAAGCACTAAATATGGTGTAGGCAAGGAAATCGGTGGAGACATATATCTGCATAAAGACTACGCCAATATGGTTGTACCAATAGATATTCTTGTATCTGCGGAGCAGGCGTTGCACGACAATTACCCAAACTTTGAGTATAACTGTATACGCTATTCTCCTAAGACAGGGGCAGTGAGCTTTCAGGAAGCTCCTGACTTCGATACAGCCAGAGAGCCAATGGTCGGTGATTATATTACGGTATTTCCTGATGGTACTATCAAGACAGGTCATTCCGAATATATATTTCATCATCGGTGGTTATGGGTACAGAATGACTACACAGGCTTCGATGTAGCCGAGGCATGGGATTGGTCCCGAGAGTGGCTTAACACACTACAGGAAACGTCAGACGGGAACGGTATCGGCAGATGGAATAATCAATTACAGAGATACGGATTGCCGTTAGATACATAAGCATATCAGTAAAACAGACCGTGTTTTATGAGGTGATATTATGAAAAACATATTAGTAATGAGTCCATATCGCTATGCATTGGAGAACAAAGTAACCGATGTGAAGCTGCGAATGCTATGCGATGATATAGAAGATTATTGCATAGATGCTATACAGGCATTACCTGATGAAGTTATAGATAAACTTCAGGGTAAAACCTATGATTTAGTCTACGTTGATGATCACTATATAGATGATGAGCTTGCGGAAGTGCGCTCACATATATCAGGTGATATACATAAGAATATTAAATTTTTCTGATGAGGTGGTATTATGAAAAAGTATATAAAATCAAGTGAAAACAGCGGTTCAATGCCGAATGTCGATAAGATTATTCTTCAATTAGAAGAAATGATCAAATATGCAAAGGACATCAATGATGCTATAGCTAAAAAAGACGGAGTTGTTAGGGATGCAGAGGAGCTTGCATATGATGTAGATGATATAGTCTTCGACCTTAGAGGCGTTTTGGACTCCATGGGTGAAATGGCTGAATGGCAGAAAATTTTTAAATGAGGTGAGAATATGAAAAGAATGAAAAGATCAATAACTGCGGCTACAGATGTGTATTCTGTACACAATGGAGCTTTCTATGACATCGCATACGATGCCGAGAAGCTTGACTATGAGATGACCGTAGACGATAAGTTCAACATGAAGTTAGAGTGTACCAAGGACAAAGAGTTCATGCCTACAATCACAGTGAAGACTACTAATGATGACGGCATCTACTACTTCGAGCCTGACATGAGCTTCCCTACACTGAAGTACGATGATATGGAGTACTCAGATAGCTACCACTATTGGGTGGTTACAAAGTGGGAGCCTATTACAAGGTTCTTGGAAAAACTTTGTAAATTCAGGTACGACCCTAATGATTTTGAATGAGTTGGGATAAAACAATTACATGGCAGGATTATTCCTGCCATTTTTTTATCTCACGATTTTTAATCATTTTGAGTCGTTAATGTATATGAAAATCATACAAACTATCGTGAGAATATTTGTGAGTCTTTACCTATTGACAATGTAATGACAGTAGTATATAATGATATCAAGAGGTAAACACATACTGACGGTAGTGTATAAAGGAGATGAAATATATGTTAAACTTCAAAGTATTTAAGCCTAAATCAGATTTTCAGTATTGGTTCCTTCGCAAAGGGCAGAGTACTGAGTTTGCAATAATGTCGGAAGACAAGCATATAGGGGAATATAATATATATGATACCGATATAAAACTTCACGATGATGTAGATGCCGAGGATTCTGAACAAATACTCAAGGACATTATTTCTGACTTCGTGGAGTTCACTAAGCGCCCTGAGTTCATCATAGGGCTTAAAATTCCCGATGCATTATTGACCGATACCCCTATAGCAGCTGACCGTAGAAATGAAATGAAATCATATTGTGAACAGCTTATCCGTGGTTGTTGCTACATGATGTATGCTGATGATGTGTTAGCGCAGAAGTACTCTGATAGAGCTATTAAGTGGCTTGCAAGTACAGACTTCTATGATGCCCCTGCTTCAACCAAGTACCATGACTCAGATCCGAGCGGTCTTCTCAGACATACGCTCAAGGTAGTCAATCGTGCTATCGACCTTATAACTATAGACCCCTTTAGGTCTATAAACGTAGCCGAAGCGATAATCGTAGCCATCACGCATGATTGGTGTAAAATCAATTTCTACGAAAGCTTTATGCGTAATGTCAAGAATGAGGATACGGGTGTGTGGGAGCAGGTACCGTCATACCGACACAAACCATCAGAATATCCCTTCGGTCACGGCGTAACTTCGTTGTACATGGCTGAGAAGCTATTTAAGCTGACATTGGAGCAGGCACTTGCAATCAGATGGCATATGGACATCTATGATGTATCGGACTATGAGAAGTCAGATTTGTTTGATGCTAAGGAGAAGTACCCTATGGTACGTTTATTGCAGATGGCAGATCAGTTATCCATACTGTAAACCTTATATATTGTAAATAGTCGGGATTTCTCCCACTTTATGAAAGGAATGATTTATATTATGAAAAAGAAGTTTAAGGTTACTGCATCTACAGGCGAGATCACATCTGCTTTTAGAGATAACAATATTTCTGAGGACGATGTAAGGGAGCTTGTGCTTACAATCACAAACGACGGTGATATGTACCGTGGTATTATTCAGTCGGTTATCAACAATCTGACACGCAAGTACAAGAAGGGTAACTATGATAGGGACCTCGCTGTAAAGGCTTGGCAGTATGTAGCTGACGAGGGTGTGCGCAGGTATGATAAGCAGTTCGGAAGCGGCAGAGGTAGCGTTGCATGGCTTAATCCTGCTACACGCAGAGCTATCGCTGAGGAGCTTCGTGACTACTATGAGGACATCATTATGTATGAAGATGATGATGTGAACGCATCTACTACTGCACGAAACAAGAAACCCGTTATGGCTGCTGATAACTACGGATGGGTGGTAGACTCGTCTGAGGCTTGGGATGCTTACAACTTTGCTTGTGAGTATTTCGGCAAGGAGCAACTTGATGCTGACATCGTTGAAGGTCTCAGTACAGATGAGCTTGCGGAGTCTCTTGCATACATTTTCCGCATGAATGACTTCCAAGAGTGGTATGATCAGAATGGTGGTTCGGACGATGACGAAAAGGATTGGGATGAATATGACTTCGTTCTGGAAGATGCTGAGGTAGGATTTGATGACTTCGATGAGGAGATAGAATACTATCGTGAACACAAGGATGAACTCAGCGAAGATGATTTAGGCACTATATATTCTGATGCGAAGTTGCTGAAGAAGGATGACATCGCTGAGGAAGTGAATGATTTCATCGAGGAAAAATTCTATTCGGAAGATGAATAATAATAGGAGAGTGTAGTATGAAAAGATATATTCGTTCAAGCACTGTAACCGCATCCGCATGGACTGCTCCTAACGGAAAGAAATACGGTAAGCAGACAAGACGTTTCCCTGGTAAGTATCTGTTCACAAGAAAAGAACTCAGAGATATGGTAGACAACGGTATCGCTGAGGATATGGCAGGTACATTTGATCCCATGGAGATGAACTATGACATCATAGGTATCTCATGGAACGAAACTAATGGTTATCGCTCAGGTATCCTTATCGAGGATAGAGATACAGGTGATCTGTATGTAGGTAATGCAGGAGATGCCATGTTAGCTAAATTATAATAAAGTACAACAGCCGCAGAAGAACGTCATTGACAAGTATCCTGTGGCTGTGTTACATTGCAGAAATAAACCTTATATATCGGTAACAGGGTAATTATGCTCTGTTACCGATATTTTTATATTTGGACGGTGATTTAAAATGCGTATAAACGGAAAACGAAGATCAATCGTGGCTGCGGAGGTAGATGCTGATGACATTCGTGATACCATAAGTGACCTTGCTGACTCAGTCGGAGAGGTACAAGATGTAGTCGAAGAAGTCAGCGAAGATGATGTTGATATTGAGGTAGATAACAACATCACAAATCACTTCATTGCTGAGTGCGATAGTTGTCATAAGGTTTTCATTTCAGCTATGGTGGAGACCGACCAAGATGTAAGATCCGTTACTGGTATCTGTCCTATCTGCGATAAGGAAACAGAACAGATCCTCAAATGGGTAATTCATGAGCGTTGATTGCTGAAAGAGGTGTTAGATATGGAAAAAGATACAGCAACGACTTTACTTGCATTATGCGCAACTGTAGCTCCCGTGATATCAGCGGTCCTTGTAGCCTTACTGAATAATTGGGATAAAATAAACCCGAATAAGAAGCGGATAAAAAACATAGAAACAGTAACCACATACACACAGTCGGATGTAACATCTATAAAAGCACAACTGAAGAACATATCTGCGGCGCAGAGAACAGGCTTGCAGACCCAAATTCTTGAGAAGTGTAAACGTATAAATCATGCCATCAATACAGGTGATGTCAACTATGAAGAGGACTTGAAGCAGCTAATAATCCTATTCAAGGACTATCATCTATGCGGCTATAACAGTCAAGGCAAGTTGTATTTCAATGATACCATAGCCAAGGCATCCGAAGTGGATAATGTCATGGTCAGGGAATTAATGAATACATACTTTGCCGAATATGAACCTTAATCTTATCTAACCGAGGTGAGAAATTATGAAAGAACAGATAATACTGAGGATAATTGAGTTTATCTTCGCTATACTCACTACCATAGTAGTTAGTGTGTTGCTTCCTATAGTAAAGGCTTGGCTTATGTCTAAGACTGAGAATGAACGGATACAGGCTATCATTGCTGATGTGACATCGGCAGTGGCTACCTGTGTAGATCACGCCGAGCAGACTATAGTATCTGAGCTAAAAGCTAAAGGCGAATGGAACTCCGAGACACAAGAAGATGTGTTATTGACTGTCACAAATAACGTAGTAGATACACTGCTGACTACTACAAAGAAGGTCATCGATGATAATGGCATCGACCTTGAAAATATGATA